GGGGCTATCGGTTGGCTGATCGACTTCATCTACCGAAATGCCACATAGGTAGAAGGATCACTTGAACGAAGAAAGCCCCTAAGGCCATTACAGCTTTAGGGGCTTTTGTCTCTGATAGTTGAGATATAACCGTGTGATGCTGAGTTTTAGGGATCAGCCCCCTATATTCACAGTAGACATTATACCCTATAGGTAGAAGGATCACTATGGACGTATACACATTCGTGATCCGAATGTTCCTACGTTCCCTATAGGTACCTATATGTATAGGTACCTATCAGTAGGTACCTACCAGTAATTACCTATACTGAATATCTACTTAACTCTGAGTAGACGTATGATCCATACAGGCACTGTATGACAGTGACTCTGAACAGAATAGACCACCTACACCGGGATCCATATGCTAGATCCATATGCGGTAAGGTACCTCCTAGGATCAGGTATCCTTGGATACCATCTATTTCGGGGTTAGTCAATATGGGCCGAGTGTATATATTCACATTCGTGTAAACAGCGTTTATGGGACTCCTTAAAATTTTGCAAAAAATTTTTGGCCAGATTTTTTAGGTCTTTTACTGAGGAAACT